ATGCTGGTATCGGTTTTGTTTACCTGCCAGCACCTATTGACGGGTTCGCGCCACCAAAGCCGTTTGAGTCTTGGACACTGAATCAAGACACATGTCTGTGGGAAGCCCCAACACCATACCCTGAAGATGGTAAAAGCTATACTTGGGACGAATCCATTATGTCATGGGTTATAAATGCAGATTCTATCTAAAAACACTTGACAAAACCATAAAAATATGGTATAATATACTCATTAGTAACTTTATAGGATAAGCTATGTTAGCCCCTGATTTACAAGAGTACTACGAGTCCTCTTTCGATATGTTTTCAACTGATGGTTGGAAGTATTTGTTAGAGGACTTTGCAAAGATTAAAGATTCAATCAATGATGTAACATTGACAACGGACACACAAGATTTATTTTTCCGTAAAGGTCAGCTTGACATTATTGATTTAATCCTTAAGCGTAAAAGCATGTTTGAAGCAGCATATGAGGAGTTGAACACCAATGAAGAGAATGTTTGATTTCAAGTGTGAAGAAGGACATGTAACAGAGCGTTTGATTGATGACGACATCCGAGTTATTAGCTGTGAAGTATGTAACAAGGATGCTCATCGTTTAGTTGCTGCGCCTCAGATGAAGTTAGAAGGGTTCACTGGAGCTTTTCCAACTGCGTATGATGCGTGGGAACGCAAGAGGGCTGAGAAACTCGCAATCGAGAAGAAACAGAACTCTTAAACTAGGGTAATGCTAAGCATTCACATTTTATAGTCCTATAATCTCATAGAGAGACAGGAGAACAACAATATGGCACTTATTGAAGAATCGTTTGATAATAACGAAGAGGAACAGCAGACTAGTGATATTACTCAAGAGGCTCCTGAGCAACGGGAGGAACCTCAAGAGAGCATTAGCGTGCTGCCAGACAAGTATAAAGGCAAGTCCTTAGAAGACATTGTGAAGATGCACCAAGAAGCTGAGAAGATGATTGGTCGTCAAGCGCAAGAGGTTCATGAGGTACGGTCTTTAGCGGATCAGTTACTCAAGCGGCAACTCGAAACTAATAAGTCTGAACCAGAGGTTGATACGAATGCGCCCGAAGTTGATTTCTTTGAAAATCCTCAAAGCGCAGTTCAGCGTGCAATTGAGAAGAATCCTGACATTGTAGCTGCAAAGCAGGCTGCTCTGGAACTCAAGCGTATGAAGACAGCACAGCAACTGGCTAGTAAGCATCCTGACTTTGGACAGATCGCACAAGATGCGGGCTTCCAAGACTGGGTGAAGGCTAGTAAGTTCCGTCTTGATTTGTATGCTAAGGCAGATGCAGAGTTTGACTTTGATGCTGCCGATGAGCTTTTGAGCACTTACAAAGAGCTTAAGCAGGTGAAATCTAATACTCGTTCTACTGAAGTCCAAGAAACCGGTAAGAAACAGCAAGCACAAGCTATGAAGGCCGCTGCTGTGGATGTTGGTGGTTCTGGTGAGAGTTCGAAGAAAGTATATCGTCGTGCGGATTTAATCCGTCTTAAAATGACAGACCCTTCTCGCTATGAAGCCTTACAACCTGAAATCATGGCTGCATATGCGGAGAATCGTGTGAAATAATCTTTTTCAATTTATAGGAGTATAAAATGCCTTTAGGTACTAATCAGGTCACTACGACCACCGCTGCAACGTTCATCCCTTCTAAATAATCTCGGGGATGTTATCGCTCCTATAAACTGGAGATTTGGAGCGACGAGATTTAAGTACAACAGATCTCGAAAAACTGTGTGAATTGCTGGAAACTTCTAAAGCTTTCTTGTACTTTTTAGGTGACAATCAAGGAGATATTACAATGGACAATCAGCAGCCAAGCATTTCTGCTTTTGAACTCGGATGGATGTGTGGAATTATCGACGGAGAAGGATGCTTCGGTATCTGGAAACGAGGTGGAGAACGTCAAGATTTTAAACCCGGTTTTCGAATGGCTAATACAAGTAAAGAGCTTGTAGAGACATTTTGTAAATTATTGGATAATCTTGAATGTACTTACCACATTACCCATTACAATCCTCGATCAGAAACAACCAAAGAATATTGGGTTGTAACAATCGAAGGTTTTAAACGACTTCAAAAATTTCTTCCTCTAGTCAAGGATTTTCTAGTAGAGAAAAAACAACAAGCTAATTTGATTCATGAATGGATTGAAGGGCGCGCTACAAAATGGCATCGTGCTCCATACTCAGACAGAGAATTAAAAATTGTTAGTTTACTTTCTAAGAAAAACTTTAGAGGAAAGCGGAATGAAGGTTCAACGACTATCCGTAAGGAGTACGGCTCAAGTGAGCTGGAAGCGCACAGCACCGAAAGGTGATGATATAGTCTGATCTTTAAGGAAACTTAAAGAGGATATGTGGAAACGACATATTCGTAACAATAATGGTTGCTTCTTACAAGAAGAACCTTGTTGCCGCTAACCTCATCAAGAAGATGAACTTCAAGGGCAAGAAGGGTGACACTGTTCACATTCCTTCGCCCACTCGTGGTAACGCTTCGGCCAAGACCGCCAACACTCAGGTGAACCTGATCGCTGCTACTGAGGGTGACATCGCTATCACCATCAACCAGCATTGGGAATACAGCCGCCTGATTGAGGACATCGTGGAAGCTCAAGCCCTGTCGAGCCTGCGTCAGTTCTACACGGACGATGCCGGTTACGCTCTGGGTCGTCAAGTTGACACCTCGCTGGTGCAACTGGGCCGTAGCGTGCAAGGCGGTAACGGCACTGCTGCCTACAACGGTGCTTTCTCGGGCGCTGATGGCACGACCGCTTACGTGGCTGGCTCGAACACTGGCGTGGCTGCTCTGACGGACGCTGCTATTCGTCGTAGCATTCAGCGTCTGGACGATCAGGATGTGCCGATGGATGGCCGCTTCCTGCTGGTTCCTCCGAGCACCCGCAACACGATGATGGGTATCGCCCGCTTCACCGAGCAAGCCTTCGTTGGCGAGCAAGGCGGTGGCAACACCATCCGTAACGGCGAAATCGGCAATGTTTATGGCATTCCGGTGTTCGTGACCACCAATGCTGATACGACCAGCGGCTCGACTGCTACCCGTATCTGCCTGCTGGGCCACAAGGACTTCGCTGTGCTGGTCGAGCAAATGGGTGTCCGTACCCAGACTCAGTACAAGCAGGAATACCTCGGTACCCTGTTCACGGCTGATGTGCTGTACGGTGTGGGCGAGCTGCGTGACAACGCTGCTGTTGCTCTGGCTGTTCCTGCGTAATCTACGATTACTGGGCCTAATTTAGTGAGTAACTAAACAGTTGCCCCTTCAGTCTTCTGAGGGGGCTTCTGCTTATCTACTCGGGAGAATAATGGATATGGCTAAATTTAAGTGTATTACCTCTAATGAGGTTTATGAGTTTGCGTTAGAGCACGATATTGCTGCTATGCGTAAGCACCCTGAATATGTCGAAGTTGTTGAGGCTGAAGACAAGCCTGCACGTAAGGCTAAGAAGGAGACTAAAGATGAAGAAGCAGACGAGTGATAAAGTTGGCAAGGTCATGAAGGAATACAAGGAAGGCACTTTGCACAGTGGCAAAGGTGGCCCTGTTGTGAAGTCTAAGAAGCAGGCTGTTGCTATTGCTTTGTCTGAAGCTGATATGTCCCGCCCTAAGCCTTCTCGTGGCTCTCGTAGTGCTACAAGCAAGGGCAAGAAGAATAAGTAATCATCATGACTAGACCTGTATCTATTGGATTAAACCTCGTTGCAGATACATTGACTACTGTGTATACTGTTCCTGTTGGCTATTATGCTAAGTGGAACCTGATGTATCTGATGAATGGTACAGGTTCTACAAAGCATTGCACTGTCTATTGGTCTGACGCTAGTACAGCTACTGATATTTATGTGTTGAATCAGACATCTGTGGCTGCTAAAGAGTTTGTAAAGCTCGATGGTGGGGCTTATACAGTCATGGATGAGGGCGACACTGTTAAGATGCGGAGCGAAGCAGGAAGCTCTTTTAGTACTATCTGCACATTTGAGTTGATTAAGAAAGAAGGAATCTAAGATGGCTCTGCCGACTTATCTTGAACTTGTTAATGATGTCTTGGTTCGCTTACGTGAGCCAGAAGTCACTACTGTCCAAGCAAATACATTATCCAAGCTGATTGGTAAGTTGGTTAATGATTCTAAGCGACAAGTAGAAGATGCTTACAATTGGTCTGCATTGACAAATACATCCACTGTCAGCACTGTTGCTGGGACTTCCTCGTATGCCATTACAGGCTCTAGTAACCGCTTCCGTGTCGATGGTGCTCGTAATGTTACCAGACTCAATGAATTGAATAACATTCCTGTCTCTTTGATGGAGCACTATCAGACAGCTACGGCTTCCCCACAGCAAGGCTCTCCTGGGTATTACTGCTTCAAAGGCATTGATGCTAATGGCGACTCTAAGGTTGAACTCTTCCCTGTTCCCGATGGTGTCTATACTCTGAGCTTTGATCTGTATGTTCCTTCGGGCACTCTGGTGAACGATACTGACACCATCAAAGTTCCTTATGATCCTGTCGTTGCAGGTGCCTATGCTCGTGCACTGGTGGAGCGCGGTGAGGATGGTGGCTTGAATAGCTCTGAAGCCTATGCCCTGTATCGCGGTATTCTGGCTGACTACATCGCTAATGAAGCATCTCGATTCGTAGAGGGTGGTTCTTGGGAGGCTGTCTAAGATGGCACAACAATTACAAACTTTCAGCATTACAGCCCCAGGCTTCTACGGCCTCAACACACAGGACAGTTCCCTTGACTTAGCCTCTGGCTTTGCCTTGACAGCCAATAACTGTGTGATTGACAAGTATGGCCGTATTGGTGCTCGTAAAGGCTGGACTCCTAAGCACGAGACATTAGGCGCTTTAGGCACTGCTGATGTCAAGATGGTAGCTCAGTTGCTTACTGAATCTGGACTCCAATACACTA